GGTATCGACCTGCACAAATTGCAGGCAAAAAAATGCCCCGACCGATTAAGGCCGAGGCATTTACTACACTGCTAAGCTACAAAGAAACTCCAAAGAACAAACAAGAAAAGCAAAGCTATAACAGCAGCCGAGGCTAGCTCGCTAAGAAAGTTTTTCATTGAGAGTTTCCTTGTGTAGCTTTACATTTGCTTTATGCATATCAATAACAAACTCGTTGTTATTACCAGACTTCAACGCCTGCTCGGCGTGCGCGATAGAGCTTGTTGCATACGCCCGTTGACGGTGCCATCTAAGCGATTTTTGATTCTTACTCATACTATCTACTCCAAATTAATAAGGTTAAAAGATGGGGCCATCCATGGCCCCTAGTGTGCTACTTAGCTACTTAGCTACTTAGCTTTAGTAAACCGCAGCTTCACCTCTACTTTGCTACGCTTAAACGTGGTGACCTCTTTGCTCCCTGCTATCACTTCGTCGACAAGCTTCTGGGCACGCATGGCCCAGTCTACCTGCATAGCAGTCGGCTTATCTAAGCCCCCCAATTCCGCTTGAGCGATAACAAAGGCTGCGAACGCCTTTTGTGTAGCGGTATAGACTACCTTGTCACCCGTCAACTTAGCGCCTTTCTTATCGCCTTCGCCTTTCGGTGCTACCGGATTATCCAGCGCCGACTTAAGAGCGGTATACGCTCCCTTGATAAAGTAGCGCACAATATATGCCGCACCATGGTGTTCATTCCACTTAACTTCGAAGGCTACCTTCGCCTTCTTAAGTTTATCACCAGTTAACTCAGAGTCAGCAAAATGCGCTGTCCTAGCGTCTTTTAAAGTAATGCGATTACCAATTTTTGATTGGTGCACCTTATCCATGCCGTTGATAATCAGATTCGCTACCTGTCGAACTGTCGAATCCTTTGCATTCCATGCTGGAAGCGTAGGGCACTTAGCGTTATTTAACTCTTGCACTAATACCTCTCTTGCTACCGCTTGTGCAATGCTAGTCTTAGCGAACCTGCTAGTAGTCGCACCATACTTAGCGAAACACGTTTCTACTTCGGGCACGCTAAGTGCTACGTTGACAGCCTTATTGGCTGATGCTGCTTTGACAATATTATCTATTGACATACTGATCTCCATATTCAGGGGCGTTACACACGTCGGTGTCCGTTGACCTGATGTATTACATATTAGGGAATTGACGGGTTTATTGCTAGTGTTTGAAAACCGAAACCCAAATTGATGGTGGGTTGACCATGGATTTGGGTTCACCATGGAAATTGACCCACCCCCGCCCCTATGCCCCAAAATTCCGAAGGCTCGCCAGCGCGTGTATACATACTAATCCAGACGAATCTTTTGCATTTCCCCACGTTTTTCATAGTAAAATTCGAAACCCGCCTCTAAAAAAATTTTTTGCAACAAAATAACCAACTCGGCATACTTCGCCTATCCCAGTATCACTGGCGCGAAGGCATTATGGCTTTACAGCTAACCCCGGAACTCGGCATCGAGATTCCTAAAAACGTAAACTACATGGACTTAGCTGTTCGTGCTGCAGCCGCGTGTAAAACGATTGCTGAGCTTGAAGAACACGGCGTATCTCCCGGTGAACCTAGCGAGATTGATAACGATGTTGCCGCTACGCTGGCTATGGCTTACGCAAAGGACATGGAGCGTACTTCTAAAGAGGTAACTGATTCCCGCCTCGCCACACTAACAAGCGCCTCTCTTGTCCAAACCCACCACATACTCGAAGAATTCGGCGTTCTAGTTGCGAATAACGCAGCAGAGGTGCGCAACACCGTGGTCAACAAGCTAGTCCTAGAGACTGAAAACCCTGATGGGCGCATCCGCATCCGCGCACTGGAGCTACTAGGCAAAATGGGCCACGTAGGTTTATTTGTTGAGAAGAAGGAAGTGGTGGTCACACACCGCTCTAGCAAGGAACTTAGAGACAAGCTGCAAGAAAAGCTGCTGACCTTAAAGAAATCTATCAGCCCTGAAGGCGAAGTCATCTTTGCAGATGAGCAAGAAGAAGAACATGAAAGCCCAAGCTGACGTAACGCCAGAGAATATCCTACCCAAACCAAAGCCCGCTGACCTAGCGGGTGATTCCCTGTCCCCCGAAGAAATTGACCTCCTACTTAAAAACATCAACAGCTACTCTAAAGCGGAAGCTACAGAGATACTGGAGAACTTAGAGGCTCTGGAGGAGCGGAACACGATAGACGGGGCGTACAATGACTTGATTGCTTTCTGTTGCTACATGCAAGAGGACTACATTGTTGGGAAACACCACAGGATACTAGCCGATCTTTTTATGGAGTTGGAAGGTGGCCTAACTGAGCACGAAGACGGTACGACAACGGGCAAGGATAGAGCGGCGGTGAACATGCCGCCTCGTCATGGCAAGAGTATCCTAACGTCTTTGTACTACCCAGCGTGGTATTTAGGGCGTAACCCCACTAAAAAAGTAATGATGGTGTCGCACACTACGGACTTGGCAGTAGATTTTGGTCGTAAAGTGCGTAACCTCATCTCCTCACCGAAATTCCAGAAGATATTCCCGAACGTAGGGCTGTCTAGCGACAGTAAGTCGGCAGGCCGGTGGAACACAAGCGCGGGCGGCGAGTACTACGCCTGTGGTATAGGCTCCTCGATTGCAGGCCGTGGTGCGGATTTGCTCATTATTGACGATCCCCACTCGGAGCAAGACGTAATTAACGGTAATTTCGGAGTATTTGAGAAAGCCTACGAGTGGTTTACCTACGGAGCGCGTACTCGACTCATGCCGAAGGGAAGGGTAGCGGTAGTCCAGACAAGATGGCATATGGATGACCTGACGGGACGGCTAGTCCGAGACATGGCGACCAACGACGAGGCTGATACATACCACGTTGTTGAATTTCCTGCTGTGTTTGAAATACCAGAAGACTATTACGTAACTGTAGAAGAGCAGGCTGATGAGGATGGGTTCATGCAGCCTGTCGAGATTGAAATATCCCCAGATAGCCCGATACCGATAAGTGCGCTAAAGAAATCAAGGATAAAGGAGAAACCGCTCTGGCCTGAGTTCTTTACCTTAGCCGCACTCCACCGAACCAAAGCTTCAATGCCCCTGTTCCAGTGGAATTCCCAGTACCAGCAGCACCCCACTGCAGAAGAAGCCGCTATTATTAAGCGAGAGTACTGGCGGGAATGGCAGGAGGAGGAACCCCCTACGTGTGAGTACGTTATTGTTACTTTAGATGCTGCAGCGGAGAAAAATAACCGCGCTGACTATACGGGCATCACACGCTGGGGGGTGTTTATGAACGAGGAAGAGGAGGCGTATAACATCATCTTATTAGATGTTATACAGGAGCGTTTAGAGTTCCCTGAGCTTAAAAAGCGGGCGAAGGAGATTTATGCTGACGAGCAGCCGGATGCGTTTATCGTAGAGAAAAAAAGTAATGGTACACCCCTATACCAAGAAATGCGTAGAATGGGAATTCCGGTCACCGACTACACTCCCCACAGAGGCTCAGGGGACAAAATAGCGAGATTGAACTCTGTAGCGGATATAGTATTATCCGGTATTTGCTGGGTTCCCCGAACGCGGTGGGCTGAGGTGCTAGTGGATGAAGTGGCTGCGTTTCCATTCGGGAGCAACGATGACCTTGTTGACTGTACCATCATGGCCCTTATGCGGTTTAGGCAGGGAGGCTTTATTCGCTTACCTTCGGACGAAGCAGAAGAGCAACGGTACTTTAAGCGTAGAACTGGCGGCTACTACTAATGGATATAAAGCTTAGTGAACGGCAGGCAGCGGTTGCGAAGCGTCAAAGTATATGTGCGGAGTGCCCAGAACTAATAAAGAAAATACAAATATGCAAACAATGCGGTTGCTTTATGCCTGCTAAAGTCTGGCTAATAGATGCGTGGTGCCCACTACAAAAATGGGGCAAAGAGGAATTATAGATGGCTATTGAGAAAGGTTTATACGACTTGCCAGAAGGCATCGAGGACATGGAAGAAGGCGAAGCCATGATAGCTATAGATGTCATGTCTGATGAGGGTGTTGAAGTAGTGCTGGAAGACGGCAGTGTTGAGATTACTTTCGGGGAAGAATCGGGAGACTTAGACGACGCGCCGTTCGATGCCAACCTTGCTGAGTACCTCGATGACCAAGCACTTACTAAGCTGTCTAACGATCTCATTAGCGCAGTTGATTCTGATGTTAACTCACGTAAAGACTGGGCAGATACTTTTGTTAAAGGGTTAGAAACCATTGGCATGAAAATGGAGCAACGCTCTAGTCCGTGGGAAGACGCGTGTGGTGTTTACAGTACAGTTTTGGCCGAAGCGGCCATTCGCTTCCAAGCGGAAGCCATGAGCGAGACGTTCCCTGCTTCGGGGCCAGTACAAACTAAGATTCTGGGTGAGATCACCCGCGAGAAGGAAGATGCAGCCCTTCGTGTCAAGACTGACATGAACTACGAGCTGACTGAGGTAATGACGGAGTACCGCCCTGAGCATGAAAGGATGCTGTACAGCCTAGGTTTAGCCGGTTCAGCCTTCAAAAAGGTGTACTACGACCCTAATCTAGGCCGTCAAGTAGCTATATACATCCCTGCTGAGGACGTAATTGTCCCCTACGGAGCCTCTAACATAGAGCAAGCCGAGCGGGTTACGCACGTTATGCGTAAAACTAAGAACGAATTGGTCAAATTACAGGC